TCCAAGTATCTATATTATCTGTTCTGTTATCAAACTGATCTCCTGTATAGAAACCAACTCCTTGAAAATGTCTTTTTAAGACAAGTGAGAATGTAGCACCAAGATCAAGAGTATCTACAAAATCATAAGTACCAGTAGCATTTGCTGTTGGATCTATAAGTTTTAAACCACCAAGAGAACTATCATATACGACATTAGATTTACTTCCGTTATATGGTGTTCCATCTGTATCTTCTCTATCAGTTTTGACAGTAATCGAATCTAGAATATCAACAAGAGAAAGATTTACACTAGCTGCGTTTGCACTAAACCTACCGCCATCATCTTGGAATTTAAGAAGATACGTTCCAGATAAAGCTGGTGCTATAACTTCTGTTACGTTTCCTGCTGCTGCTTCAATAACATCTTGTGCTGACTGAAAAGTTGCTGCACCACCAGTTTGGTTTGTGTGTCTTACATAAACCCTACCTCCATGTAAAACATCTATAGCTGTAGCTTGTGTAAATCTAAGTCTTACAAACTGTTCATTAATAGGTTCAATAGTTAGATTAGATACATCTTCTGGTAATGCTGTTTTACCTTGTGCAACAAAAGTTGTAGTAGCGAACTGAGAAGATAATTGTAAACTTGCATTATAAGAAAATACCTGAATCTCATAAGTACCTTTAACTGTGTCTAAAATTTCAAAATCACTACTAAATACAACTTGAGAAACATAGTTACCATTTTGTAATTTGTAATTAACAAGATATTGAGTAACTCCCTGTACTGGCTGCCAATCAATAATTAATTTACTTCTAGCAATGCTGTTTATAACAACTGTTTTTTCTGAAACTGTTAAAGCACTTGGAGGAGATACTGGTGCGTTTAATAAAGATATTGTTCTTGTAGGTAAAGCCGTTCCATTTTCAATAAAATTATATTTACCCTCAACATAAGACAAAGCAGTAATTACATAATTAATATCATCTTGTTCCTCTACTTGAATTACTCTAAACAACTGAGTCTGTAATGTAGTGCTTGATATTAAATAAGGAGAATTAGCTAATGGTGCTGATGAAAACGCAGAGGCAGTCGTTCCATCTGGTTTAGTAACACTATTAATAGTAATAACTGGACTTGCCATATTAGAGATAACACCTACCTCAACTGTTCCATCTCCCAAAATAACGCTGATAGTTGGATTATCGTTTGGATTAGGTAAAGTTGTTTGTTCAGCAGCGTCAATAGTTATTTCTGTAGTGGTTGCAGATACTACACGACCACCTCTTCTAGCTCCTGCTCTTACTGGATCGTTTATTTCAATAACAGAACCAGGTCTTACTACAATTCCTGCATCTATTGAAGTTGAAAATGTAACTGTCTCACTCTCATTTTGTTCAGCGAAAAGTATTGCACGACCCAATCTGGCAGCTTGATTACGAGAAGTACAAGCAAATGCTTTTACTTGTTTTACTATCGTTCCAAGTTTTGATATTGCTGTTGCATCTTCTACTACTTCAAAATCTACCTCTTTAGAATCCATATTGAAATAACTAACAGAAATAACAGAATGACGTTGTTTCAAACTACTGCCTTGATATGCAAATCCCTCCAATCCAACATTGGCTAAATTAAATAAATAACTTGCTGTAGTAGGTTTGTCTTGAGATATGGTTACAGAGCCAGCAGACCATATTGGCATACATCTCATAACACCAGCTAAATCGTTTATTGCAGCAAAAGCTTCTTTAGGACTTTGAATATTTACATTGCAGCTAAATCTGGCCTCTTTTACACCTGATCCTGTTCCATCGTCTACTTCCTCATTTGCATACTTACTTGCAGCTACGAAACTAAATAAATCTAAATTACTGTCTGTCACATGATCTCCCAGACCATACCTTGTATTCGTAAGCAAATCGAGCAAACACATAGCTGGACAATTTGTATAAACGGCTTGCTGCATAGTTCCATTGAATATATAGCCACTTGGGTAAACAATTCTGCCAGTTGCATTATCAACAGTAGGCGTACCAGAACTAGATGCTCCCGCTCCTGGTATCCTTACCTTTACTCCTCTAATACGATATTTTCTTGTAGGAATACGATTAAACTGCTTACTATCTAGACGAAGAGCAACATAAGCACTATTGGCATAACTTGAACTGTTATCTATTACTTCTTGAAGGCTAGTAAATTGAAAAGCATTTACTCTTGCTGCATCTGTGCTATCTGCTGTAACTCTAACTACTCTTACGTCTACAGGAAAAGCACCCGTAACATTTATCCTATGATCTCTGGCATAAGCATCTGCTGTTCTACCGCTAACAGAAGTACTGATAACATCGGTGTATCCACCTGAATTATATTGAACTTGTATTTTATATTCGACAGTATCTCCTCGAATATCACCGTCATCTTCAGCTACCTGTATCTGAGGCCAAGTTAAAGTAACAATAATTGCATCTACATCAGTATTAGTAACTTGTCTGGTAACAGGAGCAGAAGTAGTTACAGTAACACCAACACCAGTAGGTGATCTGCTTTCCGCAGGAATACCACTCATTGCAGTTTGGTTTGACGTTCCAAACTTAGATTTAAAAGTTACATCTTGAAAATTAAAATCAGTATCAGCAGGACTAGCACTTGTAGCTGTCGAATTTAGTATCGGAGTGTCATCAAGAAATACATCTTTTAAACTTGCATTGTCGTATGCAGTTGTACCCTTTGTAAGACCTTCTTTTGATGCACTAGCAAAACCCTCTATCTCTCCTTCAGATATTAAATCTTGAACAGTAGCAAAACTTCTACTGTGTAAAGTATCAGGAGCACGATAAGGAGGTGGGGGTGGTTTTGGTGGACCTCCAGATCCCCTAATAAGTTTAGTTTGGTCTGTCATGCTTCTACCTGATTAGTGTCGACTGCTGCACTTATTACAACACTTCCTGTAATTATTTCACCATAAACTATTGGAACGGGAGTGCCTGCTCTCGATGTATTCTGCACTCCACTAAAGTTAAATGATAATTGCGGATCTTCCTCTGAATTAAATTTCTGTGGTTCGGGCAAAGGAAATAACATCTCACTTACTCCTTGTAAAACTAATGCTGCACCGATTCCTAAAGCAGCCTTTGTTAATGGCATTGCTGCTGCTAAAGACCCTGGTGCAACTATAGGACTAAAGAACGATCCCATAGTTAAAGGAGTAAATAGGAAAGCACCTCCAATTAAAGCAGCACCTAATAATATTTTTCCCGTTCCTCTACCAGCACCACTAATAGCTGGAATAAAATGTATATCCTCTTGTCCTACGGGATACGATAATTCACTCTCATCAATATCATAATTACCAACCTTTACCTGATAATACTTCGGGCCCATAAAACGCTCTACTTCTGGAAAGTTATGTATTAAAAAACTTACAGCTTGAGAAACACTATTTACTTTTATGTCGAACTCTTTATGTCCAATAAATTCTGCTAATTGTCCATATAGCTTTAACTTACGAAGCATAGCGATACCTTTTTCCTGTACATTTTAACAGCCATTCAGAGTAAGGCTCTCTACAAGATAGTCTATCGGTTAAATGATGAATAACATCTCCTTCAAAAAATAATGCCACATGATTTAAAGTTGGGTGCAGGATACTCATAAGTAACACATCTCCATCTTGTAATCTTTCTTCTGGTCTAAGTTCTCTAAAATTAGTTCTCCAAGCACAGGCTTCAAACAAAGGTTTGTTATTAAATTCTTCCAGTGTTGTGGGTCTTTCCCAATCTCTAAGTTCAATATTCTTTTCTTCCTTATACCAATCTCTTACTAAACTCCAGCAGTCTGTTATCCCCCACACCCATTGACGACCTAATAATGGTGGCTTGTATCCACACGGCTCTAGATATGCCCACTTCTCTGTTTTTGGGTTAACAATGTACCAAGGTAAATTGCTATCTTCGCAGCTAATTTTATCTGCCTGACTAGGGTCAGGTGGGGTGATGGGGTGACTATGAACTACACCTACTATCTCTCCTGTATTATCTGCTTTTACATAATCTTCTGGGTCAATAATAAAACATTGATGATCTGTCATTGAAAGATTACGACAAGGAAAATATCTCTCCTTACCTTTTATATTTAATAACAAACCGCAAGATTCTTTAGGATCTTCTCTTTGAGCATGAAGTAATGCTTTATATTTCCAGGTCATTGAACAAACGTGCCAATAGAGGGGAAGATGGATCTAGTGCATTGTCTCTTAGGAATCCTAACTCCAGCTAAATCTGTGGGAGCAGCAAGTTCAAATTCAACAACCTCTCTAGTTTCTGTTGATTTACGATCTATTGCGTACACCTCTTGAGGAAACTCTGCTGTAGGATCAGCAGTTGCATTTGTTCCATCAGCAAAATTAACAGCATCAATAAATTTAGCTAATGTTCTAATTCTTGTAACTGTAGCTCCTGTTAGATCGTTTCCAGCAGTTGTTTCATTTACAGATAAAAGTATTGATGAAATTAATCCTGTAGCATTACTAATTCCTATTTTAGGTCTAGGTAACTGGCCGCGTTGAAAAGCAAAACCTGATGCTTGCACAGGAAATCTAAGATACTCATTAGTAGCCCATACTATTTTTCCATTTGCGTTTAGATTACTACCAGCATGAAATCTATAAATTGTATTTGCACCATGTAATGCAGTATCTAATTGAAGAACAAATAATTCAATAATTGCTGATGGGTTAATAGATTGTAAGTTACTAAATACTGCTGAATTTACTGACATTATGATATTGGCTCAAATACTTGTCTAAATGTAGCCTGAATAGTAGCTCTATTTTTAAATGGTATCGACTTACTCCATGACTCGCAAACAAACTTGAATTTAGTAGAGTCCTCTCCAGGTAGATGATCAACAGGTAAATCAAAGCTATCACTATCATTGGCTCTAGCATCTAAAAATGTCTCTATGGTATCCGCATCTGTTTCAGAGACTTCATATTTAAATTGAAAGACTTTTGGATTTTGATGTTGTGCAAGACCAAAAAGAAGGCGGTGTTCATATCCATCAGCAAAACGAACAGTACGAGTTAGTGGTGCAGACCTTTTCTGTTGGCCATAAGTAGGTTTTATTGAGGGAAACGTAGCCATTATGCAAGTAATCCTCCTGGTCTTTTCTGTTGTAATATTTCAGATTGTACTGCAACTGAGATAAGACGACCAAGCTCTCTGCCTTGTTCTTCCTGTCCTTCAACAGAAGAACCAGAAGCGTCTACGTTGACCACTACATTTGTCGATCCACCGAGAGCATTATTTGGTGTTATTGTTCCTGATACACCTGGGGTAAATAATTCTGGTCCACGTTCTCCCACAATATAAGAACCACCACTTTTAACTGGCCCGCCATTTGCTTTAAATATAGAGCCTAACAGTCCTAATCCTGGCATAAAACTTCCACCTACATTTCCAAACAGTGCAAAATTAAAAGCTGCATCTATCATTTTATCTAGCAAACCTCTCATTACGTTGTCTAAGGTGGTTGTTCCTCTTATAAGTTCCTTAATGCCATTTCCAAGGTCTGTTACTAGTGTTTCTTTTAGTTTTTGAGCAGATGAAACTACTAGATCTGTTCTCATGTTAAGTTCCATAGTATTTTTAATTGCATTTATTCGTTCTTTATTTTGATCTTCAAGTAACTTTAAAGCATCTTCCAGACCTTTTATTTCATCTGCAAGAAGTGCTTGTTTAATTGGGTCACTTATTTGTGCGAGTGCGTCTTTTCTTAACTGTATTTGAGATTCTAAACCTGTTATGGTGTCCTGATTCATCACTTCCAGCATAGCCATTTCTTTAGCTATGGCAGGGTTTATACCCTGTGATCTAAGGTTTAGTACTCTCTGCTCTAAATCAAGAGTGTTCATTCTGGAATCTAACTGTAATCTAAAGTCCGTGTTTGTCTTTTCTACAAGTTCGTTAACTTTTGCTTGAATACCCAGAGTTCTTAACTCGACTTCCATAATCTCTCTTTGTGTTTTTAATCTCTTCAACTCTTCTTTACCTAATTGAGTTATTTTGGGAGTTCCACTACCTAAGAAGCCAGTTTGTTCTGTAAATCCAGACATTAAAGCATTAAGACTCCTATCAGTTATGGACCTAGTTGCGTCTAAATTTTGTTGGTATCTGGTAGCTAAGTCTGAAGTTCGATTTGAAAGAAAACCCTGTCTTATAACACCAGCCTCCATATTTGCTCCAGGGGTTATGTCTTGAACAAACGAAGCTACATCTGCTTTAAATTGAGTCATAGACTCTGATATAGCTTTCTGAAAATCGTTTATATCTTTAGCTGCCTCTTGAAGGGCTAATGTCTGTTTTGCTCCAAGAGAATCTGACATTTCTTGTCTTACTGCTGCTAAAGCACTCTGCTTACCAAGTTGTTTTTCTATTAAAGCTATTTCTTTAGCTCTAGCACTGTTTAAAAACCCTAATGACTGTATGGCTTGTGAGGCATTTCCGTTTACTGGATCGAGTGCAGATCCTAATTCCTTTATTGAGTTGATGAAACTTTGAACACTAGATACTACAGCCGTTCCAATTAGACCTCCTGCGAAGCCTCCCATCTGACCACCAAATGCACCACCAAGTCCACCGCCTATTGCACCACCAGCAGCAGCTATAGGACCTTGACCAAATAGCAGAGGAAATGCACCACTTATCGCAGCACTTTGGAAAGCTGGCCCTCTATTTCTAGCAAGAGTTCTACCTAGTCCTGCTCTTATTTGTCTACTTCCTGCTGGTCCAGGTAACAGATTACCCCGACTATCAAAGTTCAGTGCTTGAGATCGGCCTGTAGGGAATACGGGTCCTTGCATGGGAGCTAACTGTGGACCATACTGATCGGCTGTAAACCCTGTTTGGCCCTTCATCTTCTTAACTCTCTTAAGCTGATCCTCAAAATATGCTGGAGAACCCACAATATGTTTTAGACCCTTCACAGGTAGAGTGTTCATCTTGGCTATTCTGAGCATCTCTTTATTTTGTGCTTCGTAATACGCAGGAGATCCGACTAGAGACTCAAAACCCTTTACAGGCATTGCGTTTTGCTTACCTATGCTTAGTAAGTTTGCTGGAGAACCTACTAAATCTGCTCTACCGCCTATGGGTACACGGCCCATACCTCTGCCCGAATATTCTATCTGGGCTGGAGAGCCAAATTGAAATCTATTTCCTCGTAAACTTGAACGACCCATTCCGCTTCCAGCGAAAGCTACTTGGGCTGGCGATCCAAACATGAATCTTGATCCACCTATAGGAGATGAGCCAAACATTCCTGGTGCATAGGGTGGGTCGGCTGGACCCTGCATCATTCCTGCTCTGCTTGCAATAAATCTCGGAGATCCTGCCTGTCCTACGCTTCCGAATCTTGAAGATGCAATACCTGTGCTAACAAATGGTCCACCAGCCATAGACTTGGCAGTTTTAGCAGTGAAAGCTGCTTGTTGTGCTTTTTCCTTACTTATTAATCTCTGTGTCTTTAGTTCATCAAGAGCTAGTTTTAAGACTGCCTTAGACTCTTTAAATTCTTTTTTAGAGTTCAGTAAAGATGATTTATCTACTGCTTCTCTAGCTCTTGCTACTTTTAATCCCTGGTCTGCTGCCTTTTGTACTAGATCACCAACTCTTCTAGTCTCCGCCATTGCTACTCGCTGTGCGAGCTTACTCTTTGTTATCTGAGCTTCTGTTCTTTGTGTTTTCTGATTAGTTCCTAAATTTATTTTGCCGAGTTTATCTATTTCAGTCTTTATACTTTTAAGGTCTGTTTTTACCTGTTCTGTATTCAGTCTTATATTTACGCTATATTCAGATGCCACTGATTTTTGCAGAATACACGGATATTAGAAGTTTAGCGTACTTTGCGTGTTTGGGCTTGTCTTTTTGCTTTTTCATAGGCTTCCTCTTCCCTTTCAGCCTTGAGTGTGAAGTAAGCGTTCCAACCGTATAACTCCTGTAAGGACATTCTTTCTCGGAGTTCTTTAAATGTGTAGCCTAGTTTTTCTGCTATAAAAAATTGTAAATATACAAAGTTATCTTTTTTAATCTTCGCTTTTTACGGCATCGGGGCTTTCCTCCTCGCCCATACTTTGCATTTTGGTCATAAGATCAATCAGCACTGCCATCGGTATCTCTCTTCTTAGTGCTGGTAAGTCTCCTGCTGTAAACATCTTTGCACCTGATTCATCTTCGGCTTTTGTAACGATAACCTGTAGTGCGAAGTCAAGACTTCCTTCATCTTGACCCTTGTTCATAGCTATTAATGTACTGTTTATTGTATCTCTATCAGCTATTGTAAGAGGCGACCAGAATATTTTAAGTATTAGTTTTTCTCCTTTAAACATAGAGTAACTACTACGTTCTTGGACACTAAAGGCTTCCCTTAGTTTGTCGATTGCTCTTGTCGTTGGCATAAAAAGATGTATCTATTTCTGTAGTATAACTTAAACCCTGGAATGTGTCTTTAGTCTGGTACATATCGTAGACCTTGGGCTGTGAATCCCTGATCTATGTCTTTTGTAAGTTCTTCAGTTGCTATGTAATAGTAATACCACTCAGGACTATTTGGTATTGGACTTGTATCTGCGTTTATAGCAAATAAATCTTCATAAAATTCAATCGGAGCTACACCACGGGGATTTCCCTCTGAATTGTTACCGAATATTTGATCGCTGGTTAATCCTGCTGTTTCCAAACTTCTCATTCTATTTATTACGAATCCAGCGTATTCAGTTTCATTACCTACATATAGAGCTTCCGATAAAGATGTTTTGATTATTGGTCCTCTTTCTGGTGCTCGTACTCCACTTCTATATCCTTGATTTTCTTTTCGAGGTTTTACTGCATCTACAGGTGTGCCTTTCTGTACTTTCCAGGCAGCGTTAAATGTTCCTGTCCAGTAAGGACTTCGATACTGAAGTGAAAACTGTATGTTAGATGCTGCATTTGCTTTACCCTGTATTACTATATCTTCAATATCTTTTACCAGATGTTTTATATCTTTAGGCATTGGCAGTAAAGTTGCAGTTTACAACACTCATAAAATGACTTTGGTTGTCGGTTACAACAGATGTTGGACCGCTTATCTGACTGACCCTTGGAGTTACAGAAAAAGTATCGGTGTAAGTTGATTTATTTACAGAAGTAAGTCCTGTTATGAGTAGTTCGGATACCGCAGAGGCAGCAGCAGTTCCTTTGTTAGATGGAGTCATAACTGCACATCGTATAGTTCCTGCATAATAAGACTTTGCTTCTCCCTGTGGCTGAGTAGTAGATTGCGTAAAATCTAAGTTAACCATTATATATTTTTTGTTTTTACCTGGTTTTGCAAAAGGAGTGTTGTCAAAAACAATATCTACAGTTGGATCACCGTCATTTACAGCATCTTTAATTGCGGTTTCAAATGCTGCTCTTGCTTTTACTAAAGTCATCAGAAAATTACGTCAATGCGAAATAAATACTCTTGCCCACCTTTTAGTGTGCGAATGTTTGTTATTTTAGCCCCTCTTGTCGATCCAGAAAATGTAAGAGTTATCTCGTCTTGAAGTAGAGGTTGATTGTCACCTATCAAGTCTGGAGTTATGTAGAGTCTCGCAAC